AAACAGCACAATATCAATTGGTTGGTGTTTCAGTAAGAAGCGTTGGACCCCTACAGTATAATATATCTGAAGGTGTTGGTAATACAATTGAGTTTACTTCCACTGTATCATTTCACTACTGGAGAAAACTAAGTTAAATAAATAATTAGGTGAATAATCCATTCACCTCCGCACTGCAGGGCTTACAAGAGAATTTCTCCGGACTTTTTAACGGTCAAAATCCATCATTTGCTCCACAGATTACTGAATTATTTGGGTTTAATATACCGGGTGTACCCTTAATAAGCCCGAGAGACTACTTTCTTTTTCAAATGGAATCATGGTTTACTGCGATTCCAATGTCAACTCAATGGGTTATTGTAATTGATAATTACCCGCCTGCACTAAGAACAGATATCATGCAAGGTCTTGAGATAGTTGATGGTAGCAAGAAAGGATGGGATATATCTACTACTGTATCTATTTTAAAAAGCTACCCTTTACAAAAGATTGTAGGTTGTTTATTTGCAAATTCAATTTCGATTCCTGCTGAACAATATAATATTGATTCTGCAACAGTCCCTAACAACAGAGGATTTCTTCCAGGTATCATTGGTAGCAATCGCCACTCAGAGCCTAACTCACTAACAATTGAATTTAGAGACACAAATACATCGTTTATTGATCATATTCTAAGACCCTGGGTAATATTAGGATCTCATTTTGGCATGGTCTCGAGACCAGGTGATGTTGGTGGAGCTAAAGACTTTAGAAACATGAAAGCAAACATAACATTGCTTCAATACGGCAGAACATTAAATAGTATTTCCATGATACCAAGAAAAGTTTGGCATTTCTATAATTGTATGCCATATAATATTGGTGAAGAAAGCTACAATTATACTGATGAAATAGTTAATAATATTGCAACCAGATGGACTTATTCAAATTATACTATAGAAAATAGCTTGTATCTGCCGGTACAGGATGTAGTTAATAGAATTTCTAATGGCGATATACCTCGCATAACATCTTTCCAGAACGGTATTGGCAGTATAAATCCTCTTGGGTTCTTATAATGGATTTTTTTCTCAACTACACATCACAAATAACAGGAGAAAAGTTGTTCATAAAGGAATTAACCTTTAAACAATACAAGACACTCAATAAATTCTTACATAATAAAAATGATTATTCAATTAATACATATTTTGAAGATATTTTAAAAACAAACCTTATAAATTATACAGATTATACCACACTTACAAATTTTGATAAATTCTGCCTTCTGTTTCTACTCAGAATTTCTTCTATTTCATCAGACTTAGAATTAAAAAAGAACAATTTTACCACTAAAATTGATCTTTTAAAAATATATAACACTATTACAGAATACAAATTTAACTTGCCTGGTGTTATAATAGACAATGCAATAGAAATAAAAATAAATTTACCTAAAAATTTATTTTTTGAAAATCTTTTTACAGTTTTTTATGAGATAATTGATACCATCACTATTAAGACTACAGACAATCTTCAAACAATTAATTTTTCAACTTTAACATTAACAGAAAAAATAGCTTTCTACGATAATTTACCGGTATCAACTGTAAAATTAATTTCTGAATATAAGAAACAACAGGAAAAACAATTTGAAGAGTTAATTTTTAAGATAAATGATGAGTATTCTGTTAATATTAATCCTTATAATATTTCTTTGTTTGAAATATGTAAGTTTTTATTTTTTTCTGACTTGAAAGGACTGTACGATCTGCATTATTTTATAGTTAGTAAAATCCACTTCACACCTGAATATTCAGACAACAGCACTTTCTTAGAAAATTTAATGCTACTGAATAATTACACAGAAGAATCTATAAGAAAAGAAGAAGAAATGAAAAAGTCTATTGATAAGTCTAAAGTCCCCCTTAAATAAAATTGAATATGGATAATTTTAATAATATTCTCAATTCTTTAAACGAACTCACAAAATCTTATAATGTTTTTGTACCTTCACTTAATAAAGAAATTAAAATAAACGGGTTTACTGCTAAACAGCAGAAAGAAGCTATTCAGTGCGTAATGGATAAAGATTTTGCTGGTATTTCTTTTGCTATTCTTGTTTCAGAAATGCTTTTAAATAACTTAGTAGAAAAAACACCCATATTGCTTTCTGATAAAAATTATGTGCTTGTTTGTTTAAGAGCTCTTTCACTTTCTTCTCAATATAAAAATTTAAATGGAGAAATAATTGATCTTTCTGCAATTCTTAACAACAAAACACCGCTTCCTGACAATCTTAAAGCAGAAACTATTACTGATGGTGACATAACAATTGTAATTGAAAACCCAACACTGCAAACAGATATTTTCATTAATAGTGAAACAAAGAAAAAGCTTTTATCTATTAATCCCAACCAAACTCTTTCAAGAGAATCATTAGGCGACCTTTATATTGATGAAATTTTAAAGTATATCAAACACATTAAAACACCCAAAGCTGAGATTAAAAGCGATGAATTAACATTCAATCAAAAGTATCAAATAGTGGAAAAGCTTCCACTATCTGCAACAACTAAGATAGTAAGTTTTATTAATAACATTAAAGACTTTGAAAAAAGCCTGTTATTACCTGAAAAAGAGATTAATATAGACCCCACACTTTTTACCGTATAAGCCATTTTTTAATTAAATATTTTTAATGGCCGGTGATATAAATGATCTTACAAGTGGCTTGGATACTGTAAATAGCAAAGTTGATAAAATACTGGAGTATTTAGGCACAATACCTGAAGATGATAAAAAAGAGAGACCTAATCTTTCTTCAATGTTTGAGAGAAAAGAAAATGAAGAAAAACGTGAACGTAACAAATTTACACGGTATTATCGCAAACAAAGAATGTATCAAGCTGTGCCCATTGTTCTGGATGGCATTTCTGAAGAAAGTAGCAATGAATTAACTAAAATTTTTAAAAACTTAATACCTGAACAGAAGCCTATTAAGGCCAAGCCACCTGAGCAAAAATTTTCTTGGGGCAAGCTTTTGAGCTCAGCGTTTGAAGCTTTAGCACCTCTGTTAGCTGATATACTGCCTGTACTAGCAGGCATAGGAGCCGCTATAGCACTTTTCAATACAAACATTCAAGATTTTGTTGCAAATATTGCAGCTTGGATGAAAAATTTTGCACCAAAACCTGTTTCAGGCGCTGTAGAAGCAGCCACAGCTCTCACAAGAGCAGCAGATAAACAAATGGCTGCAGCAGAGACTCTTTCTAAAGCTGCTGAGAAAACTGCAAGCAAAGTTGTTAACACTGCAAGCACTGGTGTTAATGCTGCAGCTACTGGAGATGCATTAGTTAATGACATTTTAAAATTGCTTACACCTGAAGAGCGTGCATTAATGAAAGAAAAATTACCAAAAATACGCGCAAATATTTTAACTGAAATTTTAAATTCTTTTTCTATTGATAATATAATTAATGGCATCAAAGATATTATTAAAAACGATATTTTAACTCCACAAGAATATGAAAAAATAATTAAACCTATTGGTGATTTTCTTAAAGAAATTCCTAAAGCTTTTAAAACTGGTCCAGAAGATATAGCTAATGGCATCAAAGATATTATTAAAAACGATATTTTAACTCCACAAGAATACGAAAAAATAATTAAACCAATAGGTGAATTTTTTAGCAATATTTTTGCAAAAGTTGGCACAGTTTGGCAGGATACTAATTTAATAGCCAAAGGATCAGAATTACTAAGAGCAGCTCTAGCAAGTAGTGTTGGTCAATTCATTAGCAAAGCCATTCCATGGTTTGGGTCTACACTTTCCTTACTAGTAAATTCTGATTGGGCAAACAAAGAGCTACAAAAACCAGATGCTGATGCAAAAGCAATATGGACCACAGCTATAGCCACTTCCATGATTAATATAGCTGGGTGGTTTGGAAAGAATCTCTGGGGATTTTTAGCTACATGGTTAAAAGCCGATGATCTTCAAACAACAGTAAAGGGCATACTCAATGCTGCATCAACTACTGAATTAATTTCAAGAATGATAGTTGCTCCTTTAGATATTTTTGTCAAAGGTGCAGGAGAAATGTGTGCAGTCATATTTGGTGATTTACTAGGATACATATCTAAAAAAGTATTTAAATCTGAGTTTTGGACAACATATTTTGATGAAGCTACAAAAGAGTTCAGACAAAACATAAAAGATTACAATCTTGTGAACTGGGTATTAGAGATGTTAGGCATTCAAAAGAAAGCAAAACAAGAAGAAAAGAAACCTGAAGATGCAAAACAAAACGCTAATAAATCCGGTAAAAGCCATAATGATTTTGTTATGCGACCTGGTTTTGATGCAGTATCGTTCAGCCCTAATGATACTATTATAGGTGTAAAAGATTTAAACACTTTAACAAAACCCACACAAGATAGGATGCTTGCTCATTATGACAAATCACTCAAGACATTAGTAGAAGCAATGGATAAAAGCAACAAAAATGTTCAAAGAGATAATGCGCAGCATACACAAAAATTAACTGAAAGCTTTAAAGTCTTATCTGACACATTGATAGCCAAGACATCACAAGGTGTTAACATGGTAAACAATAGCCGTAGTCAGACTAATATATCTATTTCACCAACCACGTCAGTTAACTATCGCGAGACCAGATTAGTCTTTGCATAAATATTACTATGGCTAATCGTCTATGGTCTTTTAAATGGGATGTAACAAAAGAACAAAAAGGATCTAATGTTTCAAAAACTTCTTTTAATAGCTATACACCGTCCCTTGTTCCCCCTAACACAGATGGTGAACAATACAATGTAAAAACAAACAATAGTGGCTCCCCTACTATAACCACAGTAAATGTTGCTAGAGATTTTCCTTGGACCTATTCACCACCTGGTGCTGTTGCAAGAGCTGAAACACCTAAAGTATACTTGCTTGAAAAACGGTTAAAAACCAATGCACTCATGTCTTCAATTGCCTATTCTTTTGCAAATGCACAGCTAGGTATCAATGATATCACTACCTTTCTACAAAGAAATGGCGGTGCTGCCGGTGATTCTTTTATTCAGATTCTCAATAACCTTAAGAACTCTGCTTCAAACGAATTTTATCTTCAAACAGGCAATTTTGCAAATGCATTTGGTGTTGGTAATCTCGAATTACCAAATGGCCCAGGTTTACCTTCACCCACACAAGAGCAAATCAATCAAGCAAAAGTAAAGCTTGGACAACAAACTGCAAGCAACATACAAGATTATTTTCAACGCATTGCTGGTGATAATAATGCAACACTTGATACACCTTTGCTAGAGGCGTACAAGGGATTATATCCCACTATCAATACAGGCTGGAAATACGTGCTACCATACTTTGAAGATTATTATAGCTCATCACAAAACATATTCGGCGATGATAGTGGTAATCAAAATTTATCTAATTTAATAAAAGTACCTGCAGATTTATTACAATCTGCTGCTGGTGCTGCTGGTGCATTATCTGCACCTTTTGGATTCTCATTTCAAGAAAAAGCAAAATTTTATAATTTTCCTTCAGAAGGTGAAGAATTTTCTCTCACTTTTCCTTTGATTAATACTGGTAATATTGACTTCAATCAAGTTGTTAGAAACTGGCAGTTATTGTTTCTTCTTTTGTATCAAAATAAACCATCCAGAATTAACAGAAATATTATTGAACCACCTGTAGTATATGAAGTTGGTATACCTGGGCAAAAATTCTATCCATTCTGCTACATGACAGGGCTTGAAGTTAATTTCAAAGGCTCAAGAAGAGAATTAGAATTTAATTTAGATTTTCAAAATACAGTTGAATTGACTACTACACCTACTGGTAATCTTATTCAACAAATGGCTACAGCTGATGATCAAGTCAGCGATATTGCATCTGCAACCACTTCACAAAAATTTAGAGCAATTATACCAGATGCTTACATGGTAAAAATAAATCTTAAATCTCTAGTAGCTGAAACAAGAAACTTTATGGCATACACTGTTTTGGGGAGATCATTAGATTCAGTAGCTGCAAGAGTTGAGAATCTTGATGATGCTGGTGCACTAAATGCTTCTAGTCTTGGTGGGTCTAGTGTAAATCAAGGATCTAATGTAGGCAATCAACCTGGCACCCCTGTTAATTATACTGTTGGCGGCTGGCCTGATATAGCAGCTCCAAAGAGATAACATTAGAGTTGTATTAACTCTGTATAAATATTAATATGGATTTGGGCGCCTATCAAAACAACATCAATCAGCTTGTGCCTCTTAATAACTACAGATATGAAAATATCTTTAAAGTTTATCAAAATAAAGATAAACAGTACTTCTACAATATTACTAAAAAAATAACATTTCCTACAAACCTAGACCCGTCACAGTTCTTTTTATACCCAGTTGCTAAAAAAATGCCATGGACCATGGTAAGTTTTAACCTTTATAATACAATAGAACTCTGGTGGTTACTCTGCATTTTAAATAATATTAAAAACCCTGTAATACAGCCAAAAGCTGGTACTAGAATTAAAGCCATCAGAGCCCCTCTTGTTGCCTCAGTAATAAACGACATTAAATCTCAATTAATATGAGCGAATTTCTTCCAGCCACAGAAGGCTCAGCCTTTAGTGACTTTTCATATTTAATTAATAATAATTTCTATGATTTTAGAGTGTTTCTTGGCTCATTTGATGGAAGATTAAAAATCTTATCACCCTCCTCTATCAAAACACTATACATAGAGGACAATGTTGATAACCCATTCCACTCAGGTTTTATTATACTTGACAATAGAGAAGACAATATAGAAAATGCTTTTGAGCCTGCACTAGATCCCAGTAACCCTGATTATTACAAGCCTGAATCATCTCAAGGCGCAACAACATCCCGTGCTTATCTCTTTAACGGTGATTGCAGAGATACTTTAATAGTTGAAATTATGCCCAAATTAACACCTCAAGGCAGTAATACTAGTGATGAAGGTGTTAAGAAATATTTCTTACTGTCTTTTAACTTTTCTATATATAACACGGAAGAAATTAATGATGGATCACAAGATGGAAAATTAAAAAAACTTTATTTCTGGGAATCTGATTATGAGTTTTTAAGAGAAAAAAATTCATATTTTTCTACTGCAAATTATACCAATTCAAAAGATGTACAAAACTTAGGAAATAAAGAAAGAAGAATATCTACAGGCGCTGCACTCTCTGCAGCTATTGCAGAAGGATTAGATAACAATGATGGATTTAAACCTGTTTTTACTGACTTTGATTCTGGCTCAACTAGTATATTTTTCTCTGCTCCTGGTGATTTTAAATGTATTGATACAATAAACTACATTCTAGACCGTCACGTTGGTTCACCTGGTAGTAATTATAGCCCTTGTTTATTACAACTCAATCGTTACCCAAAAACATATTCGTTAAGAAGTTTTTCTAGTATTTTTAAAAATGCAGTAATCTTTGATCAAGACAAAATGGCTCCAGGGCCTGAATATCTTGAAACATATAAACTTGCAGGCTATGGAGATAATACAGCTGGCAATCTCCCAACTTTTACTGTAGAAGTTGCACCTGCGTTCTCTCCATATTTTCAATCTGAAGGTAATCTCGATACTTATAGCTTTGACTTTATGGCGGGCATATACTCTCAAACTGCTTTAAATAACAAGATAGTACATTCATACAGCTACGAGGATAAACAATTTAATATTGAATCTAAAAGAAATAGTATTGAGAACTTTTCTAAAACATCGAAAAGCATGTATATTACACCGTTCTCTACAAAAGGCGCGCATACACTGCAATTTGGGCAATATAGGACTTTAAACAAAAATACAACCAATGTATTTTCTGCTACTGAATTAGATGAAAATGCTCGCCTATCAAAAGGCTTAGTACAAACTCTAAAGAACTATGTATATCTGAATAATTTCTGCACTTTTAAAGTTAAAGGATCTACTCACAGACAAGCAGGTAAATTTATTGGAATAACACGTGAAAATAATAAACAATTTAGTGTATTCGATAATAAATTTCTTGGCATATATTATGTAGTTTCTGTAAGACATATATTTCAAGATGCAGAATATACAAATGAATTAATATGTGTCAAGACCTATTTAAAGGAAGATATCTTTCTAAATAAAAATGTGCTATGAGAAAACTTACCAATCAAGAGCGCGCTGCAGAATTAGAACAGCTTGTAACAGAATATAGAGCCAGAAAAGCGGCTGGTCTCCCCACAACAGTATTGCCAGACATACCTTCTGAGCCACCTCATGTCATTGCAGAAAATTTAAATACAACAAAAGACTTAACACCTGAGTTTGCACGCACAATAGGCAACTCAATAGCTCCACCTGAGTCTACAGCTGCAGCTACAACTTCTACTTCTCCGGTCCCATCTCCTGTCAATGCAGCGCCTATTACAAAAACAATTAACCCCAAGCTTGCAGATTTAAACTACACACAAAATACAGAGATGCTTAAAACTGCATCTAATATATTTGAAACTTTTCTAGTTGGATTTGAGAAAGAAGTTCAAATTAGCTTAGATTATTATAGCGCACTTCAAAAGTGTGACACAGTACAAGCATTATCAGATTTTTATAAAAAACTTGAGCAAGACAACCTCTCTATTTTAAGAAATGATTTTGTTGATTTTTGGGTAAAACGGTTTCAGCTTACAGCTGAGCCTCTCAAGTCTGAATTAATAAAAAACTTAAATTTAACAAATAGTTCATTTTTTACCGAGCTTAGCGATTCAATAGGTATTCTAGTTAATAGCGCGTGTTTGCTTGATGATGCTACTATACCATTTACAGACATTACAACAGGATTGTATACTGCGCCTAATACTGTACCAGTACAATTAAGAAATAAAATTTCAAATACAACTCTAGCTGTATGTTATGATTTAAGTAAAAACAATACTATTCTTATGAATACTAATTTAAGAAACATAATGCTTACTTCTAATGATTCTGATCCTCACACCACATCAACTTCTGTACCAGCACATGGCATGAATTTGATTACTGATATTAATACCTATAATATAATTAAAACTAACCTTGATAGTTATTTTAACAAACTCACAAGCTATTATAAACGTATTTTTACATATATACAGTATGTGAGCAATATAAAAAATATTGATGGGTACAATCCAAGAAAAGCTGGTGCTGCAGGCACAAATAAACAATTAATTACTAATATAGAATACATTTTTGATATTGAAAAATTTCATATGACTGTAGACCTGTTGCAACGTGGTGCAAAGAAGCTTCTTTCTTATAGAACAATCAACGATACACTTTCCAACCCTATTACTTTAAATGACACAGATCAAATGAACGGTATTGATTCAATTAACAATCTAGCTAACATAGGGGCTATAGCTTAAATATTTTTATGCCTACACCTATTGATGAAACACAGCAGTATAGTAGCTCTGTATTAAATGCATTTAATCAAATAAATCAAAAGACTATTAATGCTAATACATTCCAGACATTATTTTCAGATGACATATCGACGCCTAACGGTTTGCCTACAACCTCTACATATTTTAATACAATAAACAATAATATTTTCTCTAATATACAGCAAATCAACCCTTTCAGTAGTTTTTTAAATAATAAAGCACTTAGAACAATTAGTTGTATTTTCCCTTCTTTTACCCCACCAACTATACCAGTAATTTCCGATCTATTTAATATTAGTATATTTAATCTAGGTTTAAAACAGTTAAGTATACTACCAAAAGCAAATGCATTTCCTCTTTCAATTCTAGGTGATAGTTTGCTTGGCACAGCAAAATCATTCTTATCTTCTTTACTATCGCCGGTTACTGACTTCTTAGGAAAGATATCTAGCTGTATTAATCAAGATTAATTGACTATTTCAGCATCTATAATTTTGGTATCTGCAATTAGAGCTTTAAATATCTGCTCTCTAGTAGCAAGCAACTTGACATTATTATCATCTTGCTTCAATTCTTTCCTAGCATCTATATCCATTTGCTTGGTCTTAACTACTGTATCTGCTTTCTTATCATTGACTACAATTTTGTTTAAAGTATCAATTGCTGAACTGGCTGCAGCTACTAGCCCTGCAAAAGCATCAACATCTTTTGCTTCAGGAGAAGATATAATATAGTCTTTTACGTTCTTTATCATTTCTAAACTATCTTCTACAAGTTTGCCACCTTTTTCAACAACAAACTTCTCCAATTCTTCTTTTTTAAGAGGGTTTAGTTCTTTCTCAGCTTCTTTAGCCTTTGTTTGTGCTTCTGTAAGTTGGCTGAGAAGATCACCAACCATTTCATTTAACTCTTCGCTCATACTATTATTTACTGTCACACTTGAATTATTAAAGGCACAAGGTATAATAGAAATATGAGTATTGATCTTAATTTGCAATATATGCCTGTATTAAAGTTTGAAAAAACACATGATGGCGCTAAACTTCCTATAAAGAATCATGAATCTGACACTGGGTATGATGTTTATAGTGTTGAAGATAAAGTAGTCCCAGCAAAAGGGTCTGCTGTAGTAGGTGTTGGATTGAAGTTTGCTGATATTCCGGAAGGGTATTGGGTTAAAGTTGAAAGCAGAAGCGGTCTTGGATTTAAGCATGGCATTACTGCTCATCCAGGTATTATAGATAATGGTTACAGAGGCGATGCTGGCATTAAGCTCTATAATTTAACAGATACAGACTATGCAATAAAAGCTGGTGATCGGATTGCACAGTTTGTGGTTTATATGAATATCGGAATGCAAGTTGAATGGGGAACAGTACAAGAGACTGCTAGAGGTGAGAAAGGATTTGGTTCATCTGGTAAATGACAATAAACGACTTTAACAGCCTATGGTGCGAAAAATACCGTCCACATAAACTGGATGATTTTGTTATTTCATCATCCAATCTAGAAATTATTCAATCATTTGCAGCAAATAAACAAATACCTAATTTACTGTTTGTAGGCACACCTGGTATTGGCAAAACTACTCTAGCTAAAATCCTTGTAAATGATATTCTTGGCTGTCAGTACCTTTATATTAATGCTAGTGATGAGAATGGTATTGACACTATTCGTACTAAAGTTACAGGATTTGCGCAAACACGGAGTATTGATGGTAATTTAAAAGCTATTATTCTTGATGAATGTGATGGGCTGACTATGGATGGTCAGCGTGCACTTCGCAATACTATGGAAGAATTAGCAGGATTTACTCGCTTCATACTTACAGCAAATTACAAATATAAGATCATACCTGCTTTGCAGAGCAGATGTCAAAGTGTAGACTTGACACCTCCAATTGACTTGGTTGTTAAACGTTGTGCTGCAGTTCTTAAGAATGAAAAAATTGAAATTGAAAATGGTCAGAAAACTAAGTTATTAGAATTAGTTAAAAAGTTTTATCCTGATATACGCTTGTGTATCAATGAATTGCAGAAATTTTCTGTTTCAAAGAAGCTCAAGATTAATGAATTTAATCCTAATGATTTTCTTTCTTTAATATACAAAGAAGTAAAGAGCAAAAACATTAACTCGCTAAGAAAAGCATTAATTGAGAATGAGACAACTTTTAATTCTGATTATGTTTCATTATTGAGAAACTTATTTAACTATATTGATGAGCATGAAACTGATCAAGAATACAAAAAGAAAGCATTAATTATAGCAGCAGAACATTTGTACAGATCTGCTTTTGTAATTGATCAGGAAATTAATTTTTTTGCTTGCTTGATCTTACTGTCTGATACTCAGCTTTTAGGCAAGTATTGCGCTGTATAGGTGGCTGGGTCTTTTTGACCTTCTGCAGGACTTGAAGGAATAACGACATTAACGTTTTTTAATTCTCTGTCACCGTCACTTACTTTACCATCAACATTAGAAGTGTGGGTGTTAACTTTAGGATTATTAAGATTTTTTTCTGTACCTTTCAGAAACTCCTTCACTTCCTTAGGCTTAATAACTACCTTGTTATCATACTTCAAAGAATCAGGAATTGGAGGCAGATTAATACCATCACTTTGATGCACACACAAATTAGCAGGCACAGTCACTGCTTTGTTAACATCAAATCTGCCTGGCGCAATTTCAGGTACTACTTCTATAGAAAAACTGTATCCATAATCATCAGGATTACCTGCACCCATAACAGCAGGCATAGCAGACTTGACATTTCTAACTCTTAAATTGAGCCCTGAGTCAATTAAATCCTGTACTGCACTTTTAATGGATTCAGGTTGATTCTTGAAGAAATCTGTCTTTAATGCATTATCTACAAATTTTACTCTATCACTTGTTAAAAACCCACCGCGCGTATAGCGAGACAAGGTTGCTTCATACAGTTTCTTAAATCTCTTCTCCATTTAAATTATTTATTTCAACGAGCTTATTATTCCTTCTTTATTTTTTTAATAAATACTATTATGGCAAACATAAGAGTTAATAGCTTATCTCAAAAGCCCACTACTTCTAATAACTTCACTTATTCCGATATATCTCTAGATCTCAAGTTTAACTATACAAACACTAATGAATTACGTAAAGATAGGCTTATTAAGGACTCAATTAACAGTTATGATTATGGAGCCATAAGAAACAGCATAGTAAGCTTGTTTACTACAATACCCGGACAAAAGATATTAAATCCTTACTTTGGCTTAAATTTGGCTAAATACCTGTTTGAACCAGTAAATGAAGATGTAGCATCGAACATAGCTAATGATATAACCCGCGGAATATCTACATATGAGCCAAGAGTAAAAATACGCAACCTGGTGGTAGGTTATAGTGCAGAGCAGCAAATATATAAAATTGATTTGACTGTGAGCATACCGCAAATAAATAATCAATCATTTCAAATGGTAGGAACCTTGAGCAACTCAGGTTTCTTTTTAAATAATTAAGTATGGCAACCAAACCCACAAGCGACTTTTTACTAGATTCAAATAGCTATGCTGCGTTTGATGCCTTGTCTTTAAAAAATCTTATCATTAAGAGATTAAACAGCAATACTGTTTTTACTGATCAAAACTTTGAAGGTAGCAATATTTCTGCTATAATTGACATCATAGCATATGCATATAATGTTTTACTTTTCTATCTGAACCAGACTGCTTCAGAGAGCACTTTTAGCTCAGCAACCATTTACGAAAATATCAATAAAATTGTAAAACTAGTTGGGTACAATCCTGTTGGATATCAAACATGCTTACTTCCATTTAAAGCATATGCCAGTACTCAAATTGCACCAGAAACTTATACCATTCAACGCTATACATATTTTACCATTAATGGCACAGTCTATAGCTTTAACAATGATGTCACTTTCACAAAAGCCACATCTGGAGCAGAATATCTTTCTGATTTTAGTGATGCTAATCTTTTATATCAAGGCAACTACACTGAATACCCTTCTTATTTTGCAACAGGTGAACCATTTGAGACAGTTACAATGACTGTAATAGATAATAATGGTGGCAATGTTCTCATAGATCATTTTAATATTGATGTCTATGTAAAAGATAATACACTCACAGTACCCAAGTGGTCCAAGTGGGAACCAGCACAATCTTTATTCTTAGAGAGATCAGATGCATTAAAGTATGAAATAAGACTGAATGAAGATGGTAGATATGAAATAAAATTTGGTAATAATGTTAATGGTAAAAAATTAAACACAAACGATGAAGTAGCTATCTACTATATTAAAACAAATGGTACTACCGGCAGAGTAGGACCTAATACCCTTAATAGAAACACGCCCTTCATATTCAATACAACTAAATTTACTTCTATTAGAGCTGATACCACATCAACTAACCTTAAAATAATGACTCAAGCTGAGCTAAATCAGCTTACATTTGAAAACCCTGACCCATCTACAGAATTTATAAATGCTGAATCTGGTGATAACATAAAAGCTAATGCGACAAATACATTTAAGAGTCAATTCAGATTAATAACAACAACTGATTTTACAAATTATATACTTAAAAATTATAGCAATTTACTTGCTTCAGTAAAAGTTGTAAACAACTGGGATTATTTGAGTCAGCATGTCAAGTATTTCTTTGATCTCGGTGTTGAAAAACCTAATCTTGAATCAAGAATTCTCTATAATCAGGTAAAATTTGCTGATTCTTGTAATTTTAACAACATTTACGTTTATGCTGTACCGAAGCTTAGCAAAATTACTTCTCTTACAACCAGGGCAAATTATCTAAACACAGCACAGAAAAATTTAATTATCAATGATGTAAATTCAGTAAAATTAGCAACTGCAGAAATAGTTGTTAATGACCCTATCTTTTTGCAATTAGATTTTGGTGTGAGAATTGGTTCTGAGGCGCTTGTACCTGATATTGCTAATAATTGTTATTTAGAAATTACTAGAAATGTAGCTAGTAAGAAAAACCCTGAAGCAATAAGAAAACAAGTTGCTGAAATCTTTACAAATTATTTTTCAACCACAAACGACAATTTAGGTAAATTAATATCTATTACAGAAATAACCAATAGCATTAATGCAATAGATGGTGTCTTAGATATTAAGACAGTAAGAATGATAGGCAATACAATGCATACAACACCAGGTGTAAGTTTTCTTGCATTAAATCCAGTGTATCCCTTTGATGATATCAATATTCTTGCACAGGACACTCAACTTCCTTATTTTAAATTTCCTTTTATTAATGATTCTGTAAACTTTATTGATAAAATCAAGGTCATCACCCCTTCATTACAACTTCTTGAGAAAGAATTCTAATGCCTGTTGCTAATAAAAATTACGCATACGTATATTATGATGTTTTAGATTACACAAACACAAACATCCTCACAACATACGCTTTAGATATTACACCGCTTACATTTGCTCCAGATTATACCAATGTTGCTCTACTATCTGCCAATACATTCTTATCAAATAAACTAGTTCTCTGGGATTTTGGTGATGGCACAACATCAACCGAACTTACCGCTACTCATACTTATAAAACCCCAGGTCAGTACACTGTGTCTCTAGTTGTATATGACAACCTAGGAAGCTCTTATAGTAGTACATATAGACCCACAATAAATGTTTATAATGTTGTTGAAGATAGTTTAAAATTTCAACCTGAAAACATATTAATTCAAAATGTACAAGCTGGTAAATTTACTGATTCAATAATTATTGAAAGAACAAACAGTTACCAAGCGTATAACACACTTTCTGCTAATAAATTTACTATTAATTTATATGTCTCTGGATCAAACAGCAAGTACATGGACATTGATTTGCTTGAGAAAGATAAATGGAGTCATTTGAGACCACTATCAAGATTTTATATTAAAGAAAAATATGGAGCTACTGAGTCATTAACACTTACTAATAGATTAACAACTATTGACACAGACATATATGTAAAAATTAAAAATAACAAACTTCAAAGATGTAATAAAACAGATAATGGGTCTATTTTTGCTGGTACTACTGGGTATGCAGAATTTTACTACTTGGATGATACAGTTAAGAATTATACATCAAGAGAAGAACCACTTTTCATTTTTGCCACTATAGAGAACAAACAGTTTAATGATGATTTTACTTTTACAAATAATTTGTTTAAATATGTGCCTTTTCCTGTTGAAGGATTTCAATCTACACAAACTGCTGTATTACCTTTTCTCAAGGTAAGACACAACCAAGCCAGTAAATTGTCAATAACTACCAATGGAATTGACGGTGAAGGTTATTTATCCGCTACAAATTTTAATATACCAAAAATTAGCTGGCAAGATACACAAATACCTTTTGTTGTACGCTTAAAAGATAATGATAATATATCAACCCGTTCTTACCCAGCATTGTCTTGCATAAAAATAGATGGTGAAACAACATTTTTTGATTTACAATTAGATTTAGTCACTAGTGATAATGAGCGTATTAGCGCAGTAGAATATCATAGTGATTTTTCAAATGATATACCCAGAGACATTGGTGCGTTTTATAAAGGGTATTTTGTACCTAAAAAGAGCAGTTTAAATTGTAAACTCACAGCAGGCATGACAATTCAAGAAACAGGAAGCTATCCTATTGATAGCTTAGTTAGCTGGATATGTCAACCTGAATACAAATACCTTAAAAGAATTTTTAAGAATAGCATTTATGATTTCTGTAATGGGTCATTAACTTTTAATCTGTCTGGCACTTTTTCAGATATTGAAACACCCAACAGTCGCAACTCTTACTGTATTGCCATAGCTCCTTCAGGCAGTAACAGTGATTATGATTCATACAGCACATGGGTGGGTGATGGTGTTGCAGATAAAATCTACAAATTAGACATTTTAGGCAATGTACTTTCTTCATTTAATCTTTCTTCATTTCCTACTGATGGTGGTAGTATAGATCTCCGTTCTGAAGTATTGTCCAGTGCAGCATCAAACAGCATTGCAATTGATGGATCAGGTAATGTGTGGGTATCATTATTTGATTCTGTTAGCTGTATTCTACTCAATAATACCACAGGAAGAATTATAGGATATGCATATCCTGAATTAACCAATTTGGTATACTTTTTAAGTTCTGATTATGCTCTACCGTTCTTAAGTGGTTATGCAGGTGAAAATACGTTACTGCCATCTTCAATAGATACAGATCTTAATAACAATCTTTGGGTCACATATACTCATCCTGTTTCTAATTTTACTATTCAATATGATGCATTCGGTAATATGCTCAATGTAATACCTTTCCCGTTTTTAATTGCTCCTACAGAAGTAGTTGTTGATAGACATAATAATATTTGGATTACAGCACTTAATAATAATATTAACCCAAGCGATATTGATGATAGGAATGATCGTGTTTATAAGTATAATGAGAATGGAGACCTAGCTCCTGGATTTCCTGTTGCAGGCTTTAGACAGGTTGGGGACATTACAATAGATGCAAAGCAGAATGCATATGTATCACATTCAAAAAATACAATAACACGTATCACAAGCGCTGGTGGTGTTACAAACTATGCAGTTGGTACAAATAGTACTTCCACTGATTATGTTTGTGATATTGGTGGTATTGCAGTTGATACAGATAGTTTTGTTTGGGTTATAAACAATGCAGATAAACGAATTTATTTGCTTGATACATTGATTGATGGTGTGCAGCCAGTATCTGCATTAAAATATTTCAATCTCTATTTCCCCTCAGAAGATTCTAGCAGTTTTTCAGAAACTGGGTTTCAAGCATATGGTGATTGGAATGGTTGCAGATGGATCAACAAATATACATCAAACAATACAGTTACAAGATACATATCTGGAGAGTCTACTAGCTTTGATATCTTCACAAGCAGTGGCAGTTATAACCCACAAAAAATAAATGAAGATTTTAATGCAAATGCATTTTATGATGATTTGCGTTACCAAGAAATTCTAATTGATAGAAATGTATTCTTTAATGATTTTTTAGGTACTATTGTGGGCGGTCTGTGTGCACAGCCTTATGAACTCGGTAAAACAATATATGAAAAAATTGCAAACTTTACAAGTAACATATCTGATGTAAGTAAGTGCAATTTAGATGTTCTGTTATCTTTTTGCTATGAACTTGGATTACAGTTTGAACAGTTTAACTACCCCTACCCACCACAATTAAGAAGATTAATTGACTTCTTGAGCATTAAACACAAAAATTTATTTGGTGATCATAATACATATAAATTAGATTTTAATAAGAAGTTTACTATGAACCCTGATATAGGGCGCAATATAGGAAAGTTAATATCTCCTGTATCTGGAGTTATAACTGCAGGTCAACCAATAGTAGTACGGGAGTTGTTTTCAGGGAATTATAGCTTAGTAAACTATAGT